GAGCTCGCAGCTCCGAGTTTTGTCTTTATGCTTGTCAGCGTTTCGTCACCCCCATTTATCCCGCTTACTGCATTTAAGGCTGTGATATTTCCGTGAATATCTGTCGAATAAGTTCCACTGGCTTGTTTACCATTCAAAGCGGATTGAGTCGCTGTGGATATCGGTTTATTGTCGTCGCTGGTATTATCCAGGTTACCTAAACCAAGGTCAGATTTTGAAAGCGAGACAACACCGGTTAATCCGTTCACGGAATCAACAGCACCTGAAGTAATATACACGTACACACTACCACTCCATCGGTAGGTTTTATTGGTATCTTTTGCTACATAAATTTTACCCGTTTCACCCATGCCTGGGAATGCCGCTAAATTGGCATACTCAAGAACGTCATCAATATAACTGGGTAACTGAGTAGTCAGAATAGTACCATTTGCGTCCAATGTAGCCACTCCATTAGCAGCCCCAAGTAGCGAGGTTGCAACCCTTGAGGTAGCATCAACGGCGTTTACCGTTATATTTTGAGTACCGTCAAATGCTACACCATTAATCGTTCTCGCGATTTGCAATTTCGTTGCTGTTCCCGCGTTACCGGATACGGTAGTTTGATCACCGGTATTCGCTCCACTAAGGGTAGTAATACCGAGCTTCGATTTTATTGTAGACGTTGTTTCATCGCCTGTATTGATATTTGAAACGGCATTTAAGGCTGTGATATTTCCGTGAATATCTGTCGAATACGTTCCACTAGCTTGTTTTCCATTCAAAGCGGTTTGCGTGGCCGTTGATATCGGTTTATTGGCATCACTCGTATTATCAACACTACCTAATCCAACCTGTGTTTTTGTCACAGAGTGAGGATTCAACGTATTAGATATATGTGCCTGAATATTGGAATTGGCGGGTTCTGCACCGATTTCGGCTGCCGTGGCAGGAACGGTTATGTTTACCTTTTTACCGGTGATAGTAAGATCGACTCCATTTTTTTGAATACCCTCTATTTTGTTCACCTGGGCACCGGCTTGAACTCCGGTTAGCTTCACGATCGAAGTATCTGCTACAAGTGATTTGCCCGTCACTTTTTCAACTTTTGAATTTAGTGCAGCAGGAAGACCGGTTACTTGAGGAATGGGAATTGTACCTTGCGAATATGCCATCGCACTGTACAAAAGGAATAGTGAAAAGATTAGTTTTTTCATAAAGGATAATATTTAATTGTTATTTTATTACCTGCTAGTGGTACTGGTGAAAATGTTGCCATTCGAGTTACCCGATTAAGTTCGGGTTCTGTCATTAATGCACCATCAAAAAAAGTATAATCATGATCATAATCGAAATCGATTGGTAGTAGGAATTCAGATGTTCCTTCAACTACATAAGTACTTTCGTTCATCACGCCATCGGTAGTGGTAATTGTAGTCTTTTTCTGATAAACTGTTACTCCACCTTCACCAACTACATCATCACTATATTTCGTAATCCAATAGGCAACACCATATTCCATCCGGTTATCAAAGTATTCTTCAGCATCTTTATAACCTGACTTATCTGTCTTAAACTTTATTGTTCCGCTTGGCTTAACCCCATCCTGACTACCGGTACCGTCATATTTACCTTTGAAAACTAATACATCATGATCGTGACTTTGTACCCCCGATTGCTTACCAGTAAGTTTTATTCCGGTTACACCACCGGTATTCCCAACCTTACCGTAATTCTTGTTAGTGGGCTCTGCATTAGTTGGTGTTGGTGATGATAGTGGATCAAATCCAACAGGAACTCTTCCTCTCCAATCAGGAATGCTCACTCCATTAATTTTCACCCCTCCATTTCCGTTTGAGAAAACGAAACCTGCCGGAAGAGGTAACCCAGGATCAAACTGTACAGTCATTCCTTTTCTAACTCCTGAAGTATATTTTCTTACAGCTTCATCAATAAGTTTTTGAGTTTCTGTCGAAAGATTAGTTGCAAAATAATTGATCATGTTGGCCAATAGAGCACCAACACGCGTGCTGGTATTCTTACCTACCCCATTTTCGTTCTTGATGGTTTGGGCTGCCGCTAATAAGTCGTCTAGAGTCATATCTTATTATTTTTGAAACAAAGAAACTGAGTTTTGGAGGCAAAAAAAAAGACACTCAGAAATTGAGTGTCTCATAAATTATTGCCTGGAATTCTTCTCCGTACATTTCGGATCGCTTTTCAGTTAGAATTTTGAAAGAGTGGTACCACGTTTTATTGTACCATTTTTTTGCCTTTTTTCCGGTGTCATTCATCGTTATTCCTCGCCTCACTCCCATGTCTACCATCCGGCCATAATACAAGTATGTAAATTCAATTTTATCAATATCGCCACCGGATTGCATGGCTAGTTCCAAAGAGAACGACTTGAATAATTCACCTGTATCGCGAATGTTGAGCGTTGCTATCTTATCCTGCCAAATAGTGATCATCATTTTTGCCCAGGCACGATAATAATCATTTTTATTCCCACTCTGAGGCGACATACTCCAAGTTTATTGGTTCTTCTATCATTATCGAAAAATAAATGCCACACGTTTCTGCTACAAACATGCCCGGTACTTCATGAAATGGGATTCTATTGTCATCAAAAAGCTGTAGTTCTGGAACTACATGTTTATCAACAATCAACTTTGAAAGTAAACTTTTATGTACCAAACGGGTTTCTTCCACCTTTATCTTTCTATCCGATTGATCCTGTTGTTTGAATTTCTTCAATATATAAATAAACACACTTCTACGGTTGAACCATGCACCACCACGTTTCACAGTCATTCCATCGTCGGTATCATCCACGGCCAAAAATGATGTTGAACTTTTCATTTTCTGAATAACTTCCTCCATATTATTCAGTCCGGAAACCTTACAAAATGTATAATTACCTTTTGTTAGCTTTAGTTTCCCGTTTTTATCCTCAAAATAGGCTATTGCATCAAACATATCAATTATTTTTCATTTGTTGTTCAATTTCCATAGATTCCCTGGCCTTAGTATTCAATTCGTCCAGAGCTGCCCAAGTGCTGGAGCTTAGCACATCGCTACGCTTCGTTATATCACCACCGGTGAGCATTCGTATCTGATTTTGAATAATCGTGTGCATATCCGGAGCAGTTCCCTGGTCAAACTCATCATCTGCATTTGTTGAATGAAATAAATAAGGCCATTGCTTTTTGAAAGCCTCCTTAATGCCAATCATCCACATCACAACAATCAGTTTTTCAACCTCCGAACGTCTCGCCATTCGTTTAATATGCCATTTACTCAAATCATTGCTATACTTTTTCCCTGGAAGCTGATACAAGGTAGCCATCAACTTATGTAAGTGATCAGGTTCTTTGGTAAACAAAAAAGCCTGATAGTAATTTTCAGCATCCAAATACTGAAGCATAACCGTATCGCGCAATAGTTTATCACACGGTCTGTACATTCTTATTCTCGACATTGGTTGTATTCCAACGTATTTTTTTGTCAAGAAATCGAGTTTCTTTGCAAACGAACACGTTTCTTCAATGCTGAGCGAAAAAAATCCCTTGAGATGCTTTTTCATGAAATAATATCTCTCACTCGTTCCACCAATGGCTTTTATGCCTGTAAATCTAACGAAGCATTTAGTCCAGATAGCTATTTCGGACATTCCCGCATGTTGCAGAGCTGCTACATATCTAATTTGTTTTTCTGACATTTCCCCATAATTTCGGGGGCAAGTTAAGTTGATTGTACTCATAATTAGTAACCAAAAAAGTAAGTTGGATCTTCTTGTTTATTTTCGTAATTTGTTCCTGGCAATCGCACTATTGCTTCAGGTGTACTTTCGTAAGTTGTATTTCCCTTCAACCCTTCATAAATCATTTTGAACGACCCCGATTGTGTTTTTAGTTCATCACCCCTCAATCCGTTAGCATATTTACCCATTACTTGTTTCATTTGACTCAGCACTTTTTTATTGCTTTCCGTCAAAGTATTCGTCCGTATTTGGGTCACTAACTCATTTATGACCTCTTTACTGAAGGTAACTGCCAATACATTCTCCTGGCAGTACATCAAGTCATTTTTATAATCGAGGAATGTTTTCCGCTTCAGATCGGATTGTTTAAAGTACCCCGAGAAATCAATTCCGGTAATAAAGAAACAATTCGTCAGGTCATTGAATCCTACAAACTTTGTCCATTCTGCCAATGCCGTTGCACTCTGCATGGTGACAGTAATAAGCAAATCGGTAGCCCTATCGATCATTATATCGCACCATGCCAACAATCGTTCTACACGTTCTTTGGATGCCGGCGCCTGATTGGAGTTACTCATTACTGCAAAACCGTTGGCAGTATGAACCAGGTCCATAAATGGAATAGCACTCTGATAAGCCTTGAATGAAATCAAATTGTACAAATTAATTTTCAAAGCATCAGTTTCTGAGAGCGCGGAAATAGAATCATACAAATCAGATCCGGTCAGAAATGTTTGAATTTCATTATCAGCCGTTATGATGAACGATTCTATTGCACTCCATTCCGTACCTTCAGCTGTAGGAATGCATTTTATAAATTTGTCTATGTCTGTAATTATCATAATTTTTCGAATGATTGATTATTACTATTCTTGTCCCTGAGCGTTTGGATCAGCCGTTTTTACCTTTGCTGATGTTTTTTCGTCAAGTGTTGTAAGTTGCATAAATGGGATATCTACTTTCACATCGCTTTCCCAACCGTTGTAATTGATAATTACAAAGTAAGGTTCGAGTAATATCTGACGAATAGGAACTTCCAAAGCCTGTTTTATCGTGAATAATTCACGCTTATCACTCCCGGAGAATCCGCCTTTCGATTTCCCTGGCGTTGCACCGATAAGCGACGGGTGAACGCTGTCGGCGTAGCACTCCATATTACTTGCTTCCTCAGTATCATCAATCCAGTCGCCACCCTCTTTGCCCGGGTTAATGACATTGATCTTAATCATCGAGTTCTCTTTTCCGTTTGGATCTACATAATAACCCGTGAACCAAACTTTTCCGGCGTTTACCATACCGGTAAGAAACGATTTTATATTCTCCTTTTCAGTCTTAACCCTGTCGGCCTGCTTTACAACATCAGTGATATTTTCATCTTTGAAAACATTCGTCCAGTACGCGCGATTGATTTCTACCTGGTATTTAATCACAAGTCCATTCTTGAACTTAATTTTCTTACCTTCAGCAATCAGTTGCTTGATATCATACCATCCACTGTTGAAAATTGCCCAGCTGTACGGAAAAGGATAATATTTATTCCCTGGTACCGGAATAGCATTCACCATTGCAAACTTTCTTGTTTTTGTTGGCGTTGCATTCTTGCCGTCATCTCCCGGAATTTTACCCATACGCAATTCCAAATCTCCAAGCGGATTTGCAGGATCCAGCAATTCAATTATTTCGCAATTTTCAAATTTTGGAGCTCCATTTTCAAAGTTGGCATAATACACATGTTCTATTTTACCCGTTTTTGGGTTACATGTTTCAAATCGGCAATAAGCAGCGTCCTTGTGCCGTATTTGAACGATTTTAGTACCATCACCGCTCAGAATCAAAACCGTGATAGTGAAGAAAAAGTGTTTCATATCCGTTTGCTGCTCCAGCATATATTTCACCGGCCGGTTATACTTGAAGAAAGAAATAACTTCCTTATTATCAACTTTCTTGCCTTCCTCCGGATGTTCAATGCTCAAGCCTGCACCATAAGCCGTCAGGATATTGAAAAATATATTCGATGACATAACTTCATCCTTGCGCCTTAGCTCAAGCACTGCATTCGGACGGAGGTTATCACTTCCCCACGGCACATATCCACGAACACCGGCAGGAACACCTTCTATCTTTGTAGGCGTAACGCTTTCGTCAATGTCAAAAACGGTAGTTCCTTCGTTTATTTTATCAATAGCACGAGCAGCTATCTCATCTACCGGAATTTCGAAAACTTGTTGGTCAAAATCTATCATAATATTATAAGTATATTTCTTCGTCGTTCAATTCAAAAATACAAATCACTCTCACTTTTCGTACCTCTCTACTTTCTGTAAACATTAGATTAGCAGTTCCTTTATGGTAGTTCGACGTACAAACTACTTTATTGCAAACCATTATTCCTCCGTCACTGGTCCATACCCGGCAATTGAATTCCTTTTTCGAATTCAGCGTTTTTCTTAATGTACTTATATGCAGCATAAAATCTAATTTTCAAATTATTTCCCCTTTAGGGGGTAAGGGGGCTAATCAAATTTTTCGTCGAAAGTGTCATCGAATATGCCTTTGGCGGCATTTACAAACTCACGATGATTAGTTTTAGAATAGCGGTATTCAAACTTAAATGCTTGCAGCTCGTTAGCCTCAGTGTCCGTTTTATCCACCGTTGTAAGTGCTATTTCCTTTTCAGATCCGGTTGCAC